CAAACTTGCATCTTCTCAAGAATTCGGGCGAGACTGATATTGGCAACAATATAGTGTTGAATGTACTTTCTGTGTTTGACCGAGAGAACTGGGTAAACCCCACAGATAAAGAAAAAATAAATATTGCCCTTTATCATGGAGCAATCAGCGGCTGCAAGACAGCATCTGGGTGGACAATGACGCACGGCGAAGATAGTCTCGGTATATTTAACGAATTTGATTTCGCAATGCTTGGAGATATTCATAAGCCGCAGGCTCTCGATATGAAGGGCCGGATTCGCTATGCTGGGTCCACAATACAGCAGAACTTTGGTGAGGAGCCAAGGAAAGGCTATCTTCTTTGGACAATCAACGGCAGATGGGACTGGAAAGCAGATATGGTTTATCTTCGGCACCCCACTCCGTTCCTCAGTATACCTATCCAAGAAGATGGATCGTTCCCAGAACATCTTCACATTCCAAAGGGCGCTCGTTTGCGTTTGGTTTGTAATTACAACCTTTCAATTGACAAACTAAGAAAGGCATGCGATATTGCAAAGATCAAATGGAAACCCATGGCGGTTACCTTTCTCCAGAAAGGTTCCTCAAACACTTCGTTGAACGAGAACTTCCTCGGACCAAAGATCGAGAATCTCCGAGATATCTCAATACAGGAGAGGTATATCCGAAAGTATTTGGAGGATTATGAACTTGAAGATGAGGTAATGGACAAGGTTCTCCAGTTGAACAAGAAGTATAACGCAGAGGCAGAAAAGAATGAAGAGGTTTCTCGTAATGTTGTTTGGAAGATTAAAGAGATGGAATGGAATAATCTTTTCAATTATGGAGAGAAAAATAAAGTCAATTTTGAAAAGCTTAACGGATTGGTGGGAATCTTCGGGAAGAATTACAGCGGTAAGTCTTCTATCATTGACGCTGCTCTTTTTGGTGTTTTTAACACCACATCTAAAGGAGAGCGTAAAAACGTTCATATCATCAATCAAAACAAAGACAGTGCGGATATTAAAATATCTCTGGAGGCTGGAGGTCAAACTTATAAGATTTGTCGGAACCTTAATCGGTATACAAAGAAGCTGAAAGGAAAAGAGACCACCGAAGCAAAGACTGACTTGGACTTTCATGATGAGACTGCTGATGAAAGCAGGAACGGAACAACAAGAAATGAGACCGATAGCAATATCCGAAGAGTCTTCGGAACAATAGACGACTTCATGATCACCTCTATGGCGTCTCAGATGGATTCTTTATCCTTCATTAAAGAGGGCTCCACCAAGCGAAAAGAGATTTTGGCTAAATTTTTGGACCTTGAGTTGTTTGATAAGAAGTTTAAGTATGCCAAAAAGGATGCTGCGGAACTCTCTGCGCTGATTAAACGTCTTAGGCGCAAGGATATTTCAACTACGGTCAACAACAAACAAGAAGAGCTAGTTGAGATTATTGAAGAGATTGATTCACAAAGAGAAATTTGTGATGAAATCGCTCGTCGCTACAACAACCTTACAAAGGAGCATAATGAAATATCTCAGAGCATCAACTCTATGCCCGCCGAGATAATTGACATAGATGGTGTAAATGCTTCCATAATATCAAAAGA